CGCCCCAAGCTTTTAAAGAACGTTGCGATTTTGCCAATCCACTCATTTATATCCACCACCAGCCGCCTTGTATTTTTTTGCTACTAATTGAGCTTTACGAGCTGACCACTGACCTGCGCCAGTACCTTGTGTTGCAGCAGCTTTAACTTGAGAAACAATACGTTTACGCATTTCTGGTTTTGTGTAGTTACCAGCCGCATTTACCTTACCACCATCTTTAAACTGAGTGAAATCAGTATTATCTCTACGAGGCTTTTTAACCCCTGTAGGCATTTTAGAAGGGGCGATAGCGCCCATACCACGAGAAGCTCTCATTTAGCAAGACCCGCCGCCAGCCATAGTAACCATCTTACCTTTAGTATGACCCTTAGATACGCAGCCATCAGCACGGGTTACGCCGCCTTTAGCCATTTTGTGCATTGACTTTTCGTGAGCTTTAACTTCTTGCTTAGCCACTTTTTTCATCATTGGCATATCTTGTTTAATGTCGTCGTGTTTCATAGTTAGCAAGCCTTTCCGCCTTTATTCATTGCAATCATCTTGCCTTTGGTTTTACCCTTAGACTCGACACCACCACCTTTAACCATCTTTTTAGCTGGTTTTTTAGCAGCAGCTTCTTTTTTCTTAGCAATCATTTCCATAAAAGGATTTGGTTTTTTCATGGTTCCACCTTCTTTAAAAGTTTTGCCTTTGTCGGCGTTGTTAAAATCTTTACCTACAGACTGCGGTACTCCTACCTTTTTAGCAAATGCAGGGTTATGAGCAATAGCTGCCATAAAGTTATGCTGTTTCTTTGATTTACTAGGCATTATTTATTGCTCCAGTATCCAATAATTACACCAATAATTCCAGTAATAAGACTAACTCCACCACCAATTGCCATTAATGTTTTCCAACCGCCCTTAGCTTCAGACAGGGTTTTTTCAATGTTTCGGAGAGTAGTTTTAATTTCAGACATCTCCTGTATCATTTTATCCATGTCTTCCTGCAGATGTTCAATATTGCTAGCGTGGGTTGCTAGCTCTCTAGCAGTTTGAATTGCATCAATACTCATTTTAGCATTTCCATCTTTTTAAGCTAGCTGCCTTACGAGTAGGGCGACCTTTTTCGTCTTTCATCGGACCCGGCATACCAGACATACGTGCGCAGAACGACTTCTTACGTGATCCGCCTTCGGGCTGTGGAGCCTTTAGATTCGAGCCAGTAGCCGCATTATACTTAGCACGGCCTTTGGCGGTAAGCCCAGCGCCTTTAGAAGCTGGTAGCTTTTCACCACGTCCAATGGAAAGAGATGGGGTCTTCTTAGCCATAACACACCGTTGCAGTTACAGAAGATCCACAACCTACAAAAATACCATTAGGGCAATAAATGCCTTCTCCTGGAATCTTGATAGGAAGACCAACTGTATTATAAGTATCAATCTCTACAGCAATACTACTGTATGCCGTAACGTTACCGCTTGTAGTAGTTGATGCAACATCTGCACAAGTAAAAGTATTATCTCCTGTGCTTGTAACAGCATATACACCATCTCGCCCTGTTCCAGATGTAAAATCTAAAAACACCCTTTGCCCAGTAGTAAAACCATGATTTGTCATAGCTACTGTAATAGTAGTGCTTGGGCTTGTACGAGCATATGTGCCAGACTCATTCACTGTTGGGTCGCATACAGCGGTGTTTCTTGCAGACACAGTTCCGCTTGTCACTGTAATAGATTTTAATCTTACAGGGTCTTGAGTTGCAAGTAGCCCTGTATTAGTTGCATGAGCCGATTTAACATCGTATTGCATCATGGTCTATTTTTATCCGTAAAAAACAGTCGCACTTACGTTGGCAATTGGTAGTACAGCAGCTAGACCTTGTGTAGCAACAATACCTTCGCCTGGAATTAAAGTATAAAAAGCAGTTCCAGAAGCAGAGTCTAATTCCATCAGAATATTAGAATACACTGTTGCATTACCACTAGTAGTTAATGATGCTGTAGCTATAGTAAATGTATTTGCCGTTGCGTTTGCCACGGTATAAGCATCGTCTTGTGCTGTACCACTGGTAAAGTTAATAGCAACTCTAGAACCGTTTGACAAGCCATGATTAGCACTTGTTACTGTGCAAGTTGTTGTACCTGGAATATCATAAGTTCCAGCCAAAGACCCAGCAGTATCCACAAAGCATGAGTTATAAACTATAGATGCAACAGGGGATAAAACCACGCCTTTTAAGCGTGTTCGCCCGTCATAAATAAGTCCTGAACTACTTGTGTGATACGACAGTACATCGGTTTGCATACCCATAATTAATCTCCTAAAGATTTAAGCGGGGGACGAATCCCCCTAGATTAATTAAACGTTTTGCTGACCGTTGTCCGCAACGTAGTAAATGATGTCGCCAGTAATTGCACCAGCATTTGCACCAGCAGAACCTTGAGCGTTAGTAACAACGATCAAGTTAGTAGCGTTAGCTACGTTGCCCATTGATGCGCCGCCAGTTGCAACAGTAAATACTATGCGAGCTGCTACGTTTCCACCAGATAAAAATGCGTTAGGAACGTTTGTGCCAAGAGTAGTTGTTTGCCCAGGGCCTACGCCGATTAGTGGGGTAAACCCTATGTTAGCGGAAGAGTTTCCACCAGCAGCACCAGAAATAATAACTTCAGTAACAACTGCGTTAGCTGGAAGAATAAGGGCTGGAGCGCCAGTAGCCGAAGAAATGACTACGTTGGAGGTTGCTGCAGTGTTAGCAATATAGAACTGAGCAGCCATAACCATGGAGCCAGCATAAGCGGTGCGAGTTGAATCGCCACCTGTTGAACGCCATAAAGACGAGGTAGTAGCTAAAGTCATAACGAATTGTCCTTCATACAAAGATAAGCCAGTTAGTCGTGTATGCGTCTGCCGGGACAGTCTAAAAGGCCGGTTTTCCCGGTTTCCATAATGTTACTACATTTTTAGATAAGCGCAAGCTTTTTAAGTAAAATATAACTTTAGGGGGCACTATGAAAGGCGTTAAATGGCTAGGAACATTATTGTGTTTGACTGGCATTTGTTTAACGAGCTTCAACGTGTACCCTATCAATATTATCCTCAGTTTGATTGGTAGCGCCCTTTGGACTTGGGCGGGGTGGGTTCAAAGAGACATTCCGTTGTTTTTAGTCGAAGCAGTAGCAGTAGGGATATACTTGGCTGGGATTATAGCCCTTTTATATAAGGTGTAAACATGACAACAATAGTAGGCGACTGGAGAAATAAAGTATTAGTAGCCGATAGTCAATTCTCCGATGATGATACTGGACTTAAATACTTTGAAGACAAAATTCTTTCTATAGATGGTGGTTGGCTTGGGGTAGCGGGTAATTGGTCAGATGCAGAAAAAGTTTTAGATTACTTAAATAAAAAAACCAAAACAAAACCCAAACTAAAATCAGATAGTTCTTTTTTAAAACTAACCAAAGACGGTTTATTTGCTTGTGGGGATGATCTTGAATGGGAAAGAGTGCGAACCTTTATGGCTATTGGCAGCGGGGCTATGGCTGCAGAAGTATGTATGCGTATGGGTTTAACCGCAGAAGATGCAGTTAAGTGGGCATGTAATGTAGATTTAAAAAGTCACGAACCAATTAAAACCTACGCTTTAGACAATAAAAATGCCTTATAAAGACCCAGAAGTAAAGAAAAGAAAACACAGAGAATATAGCCGTAAACATTATGAGGCTAATAAAGAACAAGTAATTGCTTTAACGGCAGAAAATAAAAAGAAAGCTAGAGTAGATTGGGCAAGTTTTAAAGCCACCCTTAAATGCACTGTTTGTGGGGAGGATCACCCAGCAGCACTAGACTTCCACCATGAAGACCCAGCCACTAAGGACCGTGCCGTTAGCTGGTTTATTAAAAATTCCCAATTTACACGAGCTATAGAAGAAGCCCTAAAGTGCAGAGTCTTATGCGCTAATTGCCACAGAAAACATCACTGGGAAAAAAAGAAAAACCCCACCGGGTAAGGTGGGGCTTCCTTGTAGCTGGGGGGCTTTGATTAAGCGCCAGCAGAGCCAAACATTCCGAGTGGATCAGACCAACCGAAAGAATAACGCTCACGAGACTTGTAACGAACGTTACCTGTATCGAAGTCACCATCCATGCTGTTCTGTAATGGAATACGAACAAAATGCTTCATACCATTTGGAACATCAGTAGTTAGGAACCAAGCATTGGTGTCGGTCAAGAAGTGGTTAATTGTGTAACCTTCTGCGACAGAACCATTGTTCTTGATAGCGTTGATGTCGTTGTCGTTTGTACCAACACGCAATTCAGTTTCGAGCAAACGAGTTGCAACGAACTGGAGAGCAGGAGGAACAACCAACTTCTTAGGTTTAGCAGCGATCAACAGACCACGCTCATCAGTCCAAGCAGCGATTTGAATTACAGCGGCTTCTAAAGAAGTCTCATTCAAGTCAGATGCAGTAGATGGAACGTTGCTGTTTGTACCGCCAGAAACCAAAGGATGTGATGCAGAGAACAAAGGAACACCATCACCACCGTTGTAACCAGTAGTGAAACCGTTATTCAATACAGCAGCAGCCTTAACTTGCTTGGTATAAGACATGGAACGAGCCAAAGCCTTTGTATAACGAGCTGACAAAGAGTCATACAAGTTATCTTCAATAGCTTCTTCAGTCAAACTGAAGCCTTGGGCAATTGTTTCATGGTTGTAACGAGCAGTCCATGCTTCTTGACCGTTGTCATAAGCGATGGCAGAGCCTTCGTTTTTAACAGGGGCGGCGCTAAAGCCAGACAATTTGGTTTCTTCTTCGAAGGAACGCTCTGAGGTCTCTGTATCGTAGATCTCTTTGTGTTCTTCGCCGTAGCGAGCGTACTCAAGACCAAACAATGCATTCAAACCGGGTAAAAGCTCTTTTAGGAGCTGTGCACGAGAAATAGCCATTTAATTAGCTCCTTATAGATAATTCTGGGCGGCTGCCAACAGAATTTGTGGGTTATTCAACTTCACAACAACTTCAGTGAAGGCATTGTTGCCGGTTGCTGTTTCTTGAACAACTGATACTACACGAACTGGAAGTGCTGCTGCATTGCCAGTACCAGAAGTAGGAACAATAACAGATAAACCAGAATTACCTGTAGTAGTAGAGCCTGTACCTTGACGAATAGACAGGTTTGTACCAACAACAGAAGCGTTAGCAGTAGTTACAGTAGTATTACCAGAGAAGGTAACAGCTACTTTAAATGCTGCTTGTGAATCGTCAACAACATAAGCTATTGCTGAAGTCGCTGCAGCATTACCTGGGTAATATTGAGCTTGTACAGTTTGTTGCTGTGAGTTAACGTACTGAACACCTACAAATACACCATAAGTGAGGTTTGCTGTGTTGTCAGTTGTAGAGTCAACAGTTACAGTTGATTTGATGATGCTACCACCCTTGACCATAACGATGTCGCCGTTGAAGATCGCAGTATTATAAGTACTGGCAATCGGTAGCTGACGTGTAGCCCCAGCATAGGGCATAAAGTCAACACGGTTAATCGCTTCTAGACCATAGGGAGCAGAAACGGTTGGATAAGCCATTTAAATCTCCTA